CAACCATTTTTAGAATCTGTTTCACAAATGTCGTACTCGACACATTAAACATGGTTCCTGTCAAGCATTCTGTATTTTTCGTAATAACCGCACCGGGTGTAATATTCAATATATCAAATTGCCCTTGATATTCTTTATAGATGGAATTTGCTTGATAAAAGCCAAACGCATTCGCCGCTTCATAGACACTTAAATAAGGCACACTGATTTCGTTCGATAGGGTCACACCAAAAAGAAAATTCGGATGCATACATTGAGCGGTAATATTGATGAGGGCACTCTTTCTTTCAGAGCCGGTGCTTGTGCCCGCTACGCTTGACCTCTTCAGAAAAGAGGGTATCGCCATGTGTGTTAGCCTGCTTTGTACTAACGTGCCGGTCGCAATAACGTCGCGAATATAAGCAGGTTTCATCTCATGATAGGGATTCCAACCGATCCGATGCCCAACATTATTTATCAAAATAGCTAAATCTTCGCCAAGCACTTGAAATGCCGCTTCAATCTCTTGGAAGAAATCGTCTTGAAAGGCTTGTCGAAAATCCTTATAGATAACTTTGGTTTGTATATCCGGGTAAAGTTTAGCAAGCTCGGTGATAGTGTTAGCGGTGCGTTTCGAACCAATGAGTAAGAGATTAAACCCACGTTCCGCGAAAGCGAGGGCCAGCTCATAGCCTTGACCGCTGGATGCCCCTGTGATGACCACCCAACTACCGGCGCCATAGCGTTCTAATAAATTCATTTCACTTAATAAAAAATATTTGTGGAAGCCTTTTATTCCTGCTACCAAGAGTAAAAGCACTTGAAAAATCAGCAACGATGCTAAAATCAAATAAATTCGTGGTACCATTATTACCTATACTATAAGGTTAACTTTTCAACAAAGATTTTCCGCGTCCCTTTTTTCGGCAATAATTTTACTGTTTTTTTACATTCAAATTTAAATACTTTCAAATTCTTTTTCTTCAAGACACTGTTATAACAAATAGAAATAGCGCGTTTTTCATTCTTTGGACTTTTTTTCATAGTTATATTTTTTAAACTTATATTTTTTATACATTTACATAGCTTTACCGCCAAATAATGTTCCGCTTTTTCTTTGATGTCTTTAGTTGATAAACCATTCGTATCGATTTTATAAAATTTCAATATATTTTTGTAATCCGTTAGGTTTAATTTCATTCTTCGTGAATTCATTTTATATATATTAGCTATAAATAGTAGATATAAAATGTTAAATTTCTGGGTTCTGTTACATTCTATAAAAAACGCTGTGTTGACAAATATTTCAAAACTTTTATTTCTAGCAGGGTTCATCCTATTGCTTTATTTGAAGAATATATTATCGTATATTAATACACAACTGATTGAAATGAAAGTGAAAAAACCTAGCGCAGCAAAAATTGTTGTATTCGATCTAGACGAAACACTCGGTTATTTTACAGAAATTTCGATCTTCTGGGATGCGCTTGAACAATTTTATGGCCATAATTTGTTTGCTGATAAATTTTTTGAAATGCTAGATGTCTTTCCAGAAGTTTTTCGACCCGATATCTTACGTATCTTGGATGTGTTACATAAGAAAAGATTACGCAAGAATTGTTACAAACTTTTTATATATACGAATAATCAAGGACTAAAAAGTTGGGTAACCATGTTAAGTGATTATATGAGTTATAAGAATGGTTATAATATATTTGATCAGATCATAGCGGCATATAAAATCCGAGGTAAACAGATTGAACCCAAACGCACAAGTCACGAAAAAAGCTTAGCCGATCTAATCAGCTGTACCAATATTCCCGCCAATACAGAAATATGCTTTATCGACGATTTGTATCATCCATTGATGGATGCCGAAAATGTATATTATATCAATATAAAACCTTATCGAGTATCCATACCATTTGAAGAAATAGCGAACCGGTATTATAATGCGGTTCTCGCAAAAAATAATACGCAAATTAACAAAACAACATTTGTGAATAAGATTGTTACTTTTATGCGGCAATACAATTATATGATTTTAAAAAAGAGTGAAGAGGAAAAAAACGTAGATAAGATTGTTAGTAAAAAACTTTTGGAGAATTTAGAAGATTTTTTAAAGTGTAATCGAAACCCGACTACTCGGAAAAAACGTTATCGCCGAGTCAAATCAATTCGCAACTATAATAAATAAATATTGAAATAAATATATAACAAATATATAATATGGAACGTATCAGACCAGGTAATCAGCGGACTGAAGAATTAAATCAAAGGATGGCTTATCGCAATATGCCTTCTAATCAATTACAGCCGCAATTTGACATCAGACCGATCTCCAGTAAATATGCCAAAATGCCAATTGTGGATAGACATGAACTCGGTAACACACCAATCCAGGCAATCCCGGCGTATGATATCGCCACGATGTTTAACCCGGGAACGGCACAGGCGCCTTGGAGTGGTTTCGCTTCAAATATTAACAATGAATCACGCTTACGCAACCAGTTTTTTGCTTTACAAAAAGGTGCCGGACAGGGAACCTATATTCCAAGTAAAAATAGCGATTTATATGAGGTCGAAATACCAGTGACATCATCACAACAACCATTCCCGGGGCTTTTTACCAAAGATACCTTTGAAGAATTTAATCCTTGTCATAAGGACTTAGGTGTGAATTTTTTCGAAAATTGTACGCGCCAACAAATAAAAGATTTGGCTTAAATAACGTTTACATTATAGTATAAAAATACACACTATAGTGTAAATGGAAACAGAAACAAAACCGCCGCTTGCTCCAAGTGAAAAAATGAATATTGCGGACAATGCTTCTTTAATTTTTTTTACCAATCCACATTATTATAATATTCTTCAACGAAAGAATTTATGTAACCAACCGGATAATAAGGAAGAAATCAAATTTTACAGAAAACGTATTGTATCACTGTTTAAAGATCTGATGAAGGATTCGATCGAAGAGGTGAACAGTGAAATTAAGGAAATACATAGAGTGTTTGTGAATTCAGCGATACGTTATTTTGAAATGACAGATAAAAAAGACATTATACAGAGTCAGCATATACAGAGTCAGCATATACAGAGTCAGCATATACAGAGTCAGCATATACAGAGTCAGCATATACAATCCGGTGAAACACCTGACCTAGAAGGTGAATTATTGCCGGAAGATCTATTAAACACACTTGCTGGTCCAGAATTATTTACGCTCGACGAAGCGAATGAACTTATGACACGGAAAACAATTACTGTAGCGAATTTAGATAATTATGTAGTTACTAAACAAGATCTTTCGGCGAATGAGATGCGTATTATTCCGATGAAAATGGAGATTGATTTAAAAACAACTGATTTAAAAACAAAAGGCGTCCCTCCGAAAAAAACACATAGAGTGAAAAAATAGAAAAATAGGAAAGAAGATTTTTCTAACTAATTTATAGTATAATTTATAGTATGAAAGGTGGAAAAACTCGGAAAAATAGATCACGTAAAAATAAAAAGACACATAAGCATAGTGGAAATCACAAGCATAGTGGAAAGCACAAGCATAGCGGAAATCACAAGCGCAGCGGAAAGCACAAGCATAGCGGAAAGCACAAGCGCAGCAAAGGCGGAAAAAACAGTAATTCATTTACAAAGGCTCAGTGCGCGCCAAAAAATAAAAATGAGATACAAAAATTTAGTTGTTATAGTGAAGAAGCTCTTTTCAAAATGAGAGATCTTTGGAACAAACGCCATAGCGATTCACTCATTGAAAGTTCGGATTCTAAAGAAATTTGGAATCATTTGAAAAATAAAATGGAAGATGCGTGTCATAGTGAAGCCTGTTGGTTAAAACAGAAGTTTATGGAAAATAATTTGAACGATGAGTTATTGACTTATACTTTTGCCCCAAAATCGCCATTAAAATGGAAAGAAAATCATAATACGTGGTTAAATAGCACGGATATTGAAAAGGTCATGAAGCAATATGAACACGCGTATCCATGTTTTCGTTTTATTGGACCAACGCCGATTGATTTTGATAAACATATCTATGATAATAAATGTGTCTGGGATGATTTATGTACTTTTGAAATTGGGAAATTCATCAAAGATGGTATTAGCAAAATTGGTATTATTTTTAATACCGATCCACACGATAAAAGTGGAGCACATTGGATTTCGCTTTTTATCCATTTGAAGAAAAAATTCATTTTCTTTTTTGATAGCAATGGAACCAAAATACCGAAAGAAGTGAAGGAATTTTCTAACAGGGTGGTTTCGCAAGCTTTGAAATTAGGTATTGATTTGACATTTGATCAAAACGCACCGTTTGCTCACCAAGAAGGCAATACAGAGTGTGGAATGTATTCTTTATACTTGATCATTACAATGATTAAAGATAGACATCCTTATAGTTTTTTTAAAAATACCAAAATAAGCGATGAAGCAATGGAGAAAATGCGCGATCGCTATTTCAATAATGATATTTAATATAAATAATATAAAAATTAACACATTTTTATAGTATGAGCGAATCAAACATATATACTAAATTCATATCACCGCAAAATAAAGGCATGATATGGAAATTACTTGGCGACGATGGCGCATTTACGAATATTTCAGAAACAAAAGCAGCAATAGTGAAAGAGATGTTTGATCGAAAATTTGAAATGATTTCTGTACAAATCAAACCCACAGATAATTTAGTGAACTTAGATAAACGATTTATTACAGAAATGTTAAGTGAGCTGGACAAATACAAATCAAAAAGTGCAGAGGATATTATATATAATTCTGCTGAGATTGCGCAGAAACGGCAAAAAACATTTGAAACTGAACTAATAAATAAAAAAAAAGAATTTGATACTTTTAATAATACGCCCGTCCCGGAAAAAATCGATTTTTCAGACAGTTTAGATACACCAATTGGGAGTGAGATTGATAAAATCTTGGCCAAACAAATCGCATTAAGAGAGAAGCAATTAAATATGGTCTTACAAACACAAGATAAAGAGGCGGCAACCAAATGGATTCAAACGCCCAATGATACTAACGCAGTCGAGGCAATAAAATTAAAAATAGGTGAAAGTATTCAACTAGATGTGAAAGAAGACATAAAGGTTAAAAAGGTAGCTTTCGCAGACACCGTAGCTTTCGCAGACACCGTAGCTTTCGCAGACAAAGTAGCATTCGCAGACACCGTAGCTTTCGCAGACAAAGTAGCATTCGCAGACAAAGTAGCATTCGCACCGGAAGAACCCTTTGATAATGCCAATTTCATGTCACTTTTAAAGAAGAAAGATATAAAACCTGCGGATGATGAAGTAATAACGCTTCTACGAGAGATTCTAACAAAACAAAATCAGCTTTTAGAATTATTTAGACAGAAGCAAACGGTTTAAAAATACGCGGTTAAAATATTAATATGACAGATACAGCCGAAGAAGATGATTCCTTTATAATGATGGAAGAATGTTGTCTTAAAAATACCATCCAAAGATATGTAAAACACGTCATATGTAAACCGTTGACAGAAGCCGAAGCACGAATGCTATGTATCTATGAATTTACCCTTTCCACAACGACTTATATCGCAATAATTCAATTTCAAGTAGTTGGTCATTTACTGACATGCGTTAGCGTCAATATATGTTCTATTCATTTGATCCGAATGGCTGCATTATTTATAAATATAATGTTTATCATACATATCATAGAAAATTTTAAAGAACTAATAAGAGCCGTCTTATGTAAATGTGATTATAGACAGCATCCTGAGTTAGATGAAGATTAGATTTCAAAGCTGACATAATATCGGGGTTTTCTCTTGTAAATGTGTTTCATTTCTTTATATAGTATAATATGAAAATTCTCTCATGGAACATCTTGGCAGACGAATTTATAAATAAACGTTATTATCCGATGATTCCGCCAGAGCTACTATTGAATCGCCAGCAGCGGCAAACCCAAATTATCACTACCTTAACTGCGATAGATATGGATGTTTTGCTACTTCAGGAAGTGATGCTAAGTGAATATAAAACACTCAAAAACATATTTCAATCGACATATCATCTTATACGTAGCAAAAATATAAAATGGCAGGATAAACAAGGGTCCAGTGGAAATATTATTTTATTACGTAAAACACTTTTTCAATTATCCAATCCACTGATCCAACTCCCTTTTGGAATTGGAGTACGCTGTCTTTATAAAAAAAAGCCCCTCATTATTTTTAATGTTCATTTAGACGATCTCTCTGCCGACGTGCGCCGTAAGCAATTTTCCGAGCTTTTACCGGACGTAAATCAAAATGCCTCCGTCATCATCGGGGGGGATTTTAATGAGAATTATATGAAAACGCCATCCACATTATACGAAGAGATTAAAGCGAATGGTCTAAAAATATTAAACAATAAACCGAGTTATTATATTGAACGCAAAATGTGTATCGATAATATTCTTACCAAGGGCGTGGCTCTCAAGCATCATTTAGCCCATGTCATGGATGCTTTTCGAGGCGATAGAGTTAAACAATTTCAAACATATGGCTCGGATCATTTACCGGTTGTAGTTAACTAATAACACTCGTATTTTATTTTCTTTTATGTTTTTTCGTTTTTTGTTTTTTGTTTTTTTTGCCGCCACTGAGACTTCTGCGAACTGGACTGCGGCTGCGGCTACCTAGGCGACGTTGAGTTGGGCTACGACTTCGACTGCGGCGGCGACTGCGGCTAGCACGTTGGAGTGTAGGAGGTCTTTGTTGGACGGGACTACGTTGAGATTTTTTCCCGAGTTGTTTGTTAATATTATATAAAATATAGTCGAAACGCGATATATTTGTTTTATCACCTTCCGCTTTTGCTTTATTATATAATTCAGTCGCCATCATTTGAAAATTGAGTAATTCAGCGTGTTTATATTTACTCCCATTAAAATCGGTTACAAGGAATGCGGCGAATCGATCTTTACTAGCATCTTTATGCGAATCTAAATAACCATAGTGATAACCTTCTTCTCCTGATGCCATTCTTTATAATCTCTCTGGAGAAATTAAATTAATTCCAATTTAACTTGTCCATCCGGAAGCTTAATCAGCGTGCCAATTTTCAAAGGATTTCCTTCTTTATAACTGTCTAAATCATAGACCTCTTTGGTTTCTGGATTAAACGCATATTTAGTGCCGCCCAAGTCAATAACCTCGGCTTTAATTTTCTTCTCTCTTTTGTTCCGATCCGCAATCGCATCCGATTGTTCATTTTCAATCGCGAGATCATACGCAAATTTCGCCGGATTATTGGAGCCAAAACTAAAACATTGGAGTTTTTCACTGGCATTCGATTTGATATGTAGCGCACAATCAATAGAGGCTTCCTTGACCGAGTGTAGAATGCTATTGGTAATATCTTCTTTGGCTGACGCAATTTCATAGATCGCTTCATCGGTAGTAACCGGTGTTTTATTATCTTTTCGACTCAAATCCTTCAGACGTAATTCGATCGTCTCCGCGCCTTTTATTTGTTTCTCGGATAACACCATAAGATAGAGAAACACATTAACTGTGCGTAAGGCGGGTGGTAAACCTTGGTGACTACAAATACGGCGTGCGCGTCCAATGACTTGCTCCGTTCGCACTGGGTGCCAATAAGGTTCGGTGATATGGACATAACGCACATTTTTCAAAGAAATACCTTCAGCCCCGGATGAGGTGATCATCAATACTTTTATGATTTCACCCAAATTGTTATTGGGCGCAATAAGCTTGAGTTTTCGGACAATCGTTTCAGGCACGTATTTCCAGGCATTATTCAATACATTGCGGATGATTTCTTTTTCTTCGGGACTTTCCGTCCCAGTGTATAAGGCAAATGTGGGTTTACCTGCTTCGCTTTCAGGAATCGCTAGGTCCCAGTTTTCACCAACTTTTTTAATTTTGAATTGCGTAAACCCATTGGCTTCAAGGATCAGTTTAAGAATACCAATACCTTCGAGTGCGCGAAATTGTGTATAAATCAGATGAATGCCTTCGTGATCCGGGTCTTGTAGGTTTTCCAATATATGAAGAAATTTAGGACTGTATACTTGTAACCCGGCAGGCGTGAGATATTTTTTCGCATCCTTTTCCAAATTCTGGAGGGCACGCTGAATACGGTCCTTGTAAGATACGATTGCCGTGTCCGCTTCGTCTGCGCCTTCATCCTCATCAAATGCTTCGTCGCGCTGTGTTTTTTCTTTATTAGAAACCGCATCCAGTCGATCTTCATCGATATTTTCGACCGCTTCCGCTAAGCCGGCTTCTTCACCTTTGTGTTCTTTTTTGTCGGGCATCGGACGGACAATTTCCGGTCTCGGAAAAACAAAATTCGAAAAGGCCCGAGAAAAAATCCGATAAGTGGATGTAGTGTTTTCATACAAATCACCAACCCCTGGTTTTTTCAATTTCTTTTTTTGCGCATTTTTCTTTTCTTGGTTACGCTCTTGGACACGTGCTTCTTCATAGACCGCAAATTGGAAATCACTCATTGGTATTTTAATTACTTGAAAGTCTGCCGGATTTTCTTTTTTGTAGCGCGGCATCAGACTTTCCTGCGCACTGCGAAAATACGAAGTTAAACCCAGAATACGTCGTTTAAACATATTCATATTTTTCAATTCACCGTTCTCCATAAGAAAATTATTCTTGAATTCATCGAGCGTATCCGGTAAAGCTTTATATTCTTTCATGGCTATACTATTTGACTGGATCTTGATATTATTTTTCTTTAAAATAGCGGTAACCAGTGTAATAAATGTATCATCACTAATCTCACCACGTTCACCCAGTTCGAGTTTCACGCCCGCATACGTATTGTCTTTGGCGGCTGTTTTATTCACAAAGCCGAACGGATTACGGGTAATGACGAGTGTGGTGGATGCGGGTTTGTATTCCATAAAATCCAAAATATTTCCACCCAGGATACTGCTTTTAAAGAGTGTTTGGAGATAGGCAGTATTAATTTGCCGATCCGCTAGGATATCGAGTTTAAACGACCAGCTGGTGATATAACCACGTAATATATTGAACAAAATGCCAATTTCGTTGGGGTAATTAATAACCGGGGTTCCCGATAGCAAAACAATTTTCACATTTTTGGCTTTCATTAACAGTTGATAGAGCGTTAAACCAATGCTAGCCTTTTTCTTCCCGAGTTTATTGACAATCCGACTCACTAAATTATGAGCTTCATCGACAATAACCACCGTATTATCAAATGGATTACTGGTATTGTTTTTGGTGAGTTCATTTAGCTTTTTGAGACTTAACCCGTTATAATTAATGAAACGGTATTTATGGGAAATCATTTGCTCGATTTGGGCATCCAATTTCAGTTTATCCATAGCCGAGAGTTGATCATAATTACTCGGCTTCGTCATATTCACCATCCACGCACCACCATTTTTGTTAATATGATCGGTGGAAAGGGATAGGACTTTGGATAAGGTATCCACCAATTCGATTCCAGTGTCTTTGGTCGAAATAAACTCCCAATACTGATTTTTCTTGTAAAGTTCATCGCCACATTTTTTCAATTCTTCACGGTAATTCACTTGAAGGGAGGCAGGAGTCATTACAATAATAG